GACGCAGTCGGAACCGCAGTCGGAACAGGCGTCGGTGTTGCAGTCGAAACAGGCCTTTCAGGCGGCTTCTTAGGAACCTCCCACCCCATCGACTCGTAGAACCACTTCAGCCGCGCGTCCATACGGGCCTTTTCGGTATGAGAAGGCATGGCTACTGGAAGAAGTTGAAGGCGGTTCGGGGTGATAATCGGCTTTGCTGCCCACCCCGCATCTCAGGGGGGAGTGACGCAAAGCGCTGCGAGAACGGGAGGCCGCCCAGGAAGTCCGTGAAGGTCTGTTGAGGCATTACCCCCTGCCTCAACTGCTGCCCCAGCTTCCCCAGGAACTCGTTGTGGATATTCGAGAACTGGTTCTGGAAATAGCGCCGCTGATTTGGTGAACGCTGCCCAAACTGGTCCTGAAAGGAGAAGAAGGCTGCTCTAGGCTCCTCGCCTAGAAGATCACCAAATAGATCGAAACTGTTATTCCCTATTACCATAATATCACCTGCTTAGAAGAAGCCGCGTTGCTGAGCAAATGGAAGGTAGTTTTGTCCAGGAAATAGCGAGCGGAAGTTCGTGAACTGCTTAGTAGCCATTCGCCTGAATGGCTCCCGCAATGATGGGGTCATGTCAGCCAAGAATGGCTGAACGGCTCCTGTAAACTGCTGTCCTGGAGTCTCAAACGGAGCTGCCCGTGCCAGCTGAACCGCATTGAAGCCACTTGGGTCTTGACTCAGAATAGAGGAAATCTCACCTAAGCCGCGCCGCAACTCTTCCGAAGTTTGACCTGGAGCCTGCTGTCCAAGAAAATCGAAGAAAGTCATACCCCCGCGTCCAGGATCAGAGGCTCCTGGTATCGGCATACCTAACCCACTAATGTTGAATCGTGCAAACGCATCTGACGCCCTCCGATCGGTCAGGAGCCTCTCGCGAAGGAACGATGGAACGCCTCCAAAACCCTCTCGACCAAGCTGAAAACGCCTGAACACATCGAACGGCTGGTCTTCTTCCTGTTGCTCTGTATCGGCCGCCCGTTGCGGCCGATCCAGAGCAACAGGCCCCGCCACGGGAGGCGCCGCAACGGGCGCCGCCACGGGCGCCGCAGGGGGAGGCAGGAGAGGGTTAAAGATCCGTGGATCACCACCAATAGCAGCCGCACTAGCCTGTGCAGCATCTCCTCCTCCTTCCATAAACGCTATGCCCGCATTGAGCATAGCTATTCCCTCTTCCGTGCCTATCGGATTTCCTATGTTTGTCTGGCTGGTCACATTAGCCATAATCCATGACAAAGCATCATTCCAAGGTATCTCTCCTGCGCCATAAAGCCTGAATACTTCTGCCAGATCCCTCATACCTTCACTCTCCCTTCTTTACCCCATCGGTGTTCGCGCCGCTGGTCTAGGCGACCCCGGCGGCACATTCGGCCCGAACTGCGGTGTCGGTGCCGGCGGAGGTACCCCAAGGGACGCTTCCGGCAACACGTTGGGCGGCAGAGTTGGCCCGGCCGAGCCGCCTGGTGCAGCCCCGTTCGCCCCCGGCGCCCCCGGCGCCCCCGGCGCCCCCGGCATCTGCAACATCATCCTCTGCATGAATTTCTGTAGCTCGACCGAAACAAGTTCCATGTAGTACATCTGGGCTATCGTCTGTTCGCCCCGATTCTCCGCCGCCTCCATCAGCGTCCAGAGCTGTGCCTCCGGCAATCCCCGCTTGGCCTGCTGGAGTTTTATCTGATCGTCCATGAGGTCAGCATCTTGTATTCCCAACACATGGTCCCGGATATACTCGTCTGGGAACAGCGGCGCTGGCCCCTCACGCGACATCTGGGCCACGGCCATCTTGGCCGTATCATCCTCCGGCAACTGGCTCTTGATGTCTATTCGAGGGATGCACGCCTGCTCAATGATCTCAGGCTCAATCTCCTCATCGAAGAACTTGTTCTGTCTATCAACCCCGGTCACACGCAGGTTCTCGAAGCCCCCCGAGGCATACTGTCTTCGCAGCAGCCCCGACACCAGCCGATAGAAGTTCTTGAGAGCCTTGATTCGCGGCTGGACCACGCTATCAATACCCTGTCGCAACGTGGTGATGGCGAAGCCGGACAGTTGGAACTGAAGCTCCCCGAAGACCGAGTGGGGCAGAGAGCCGCGCTGCGCCTCTCCCGACACGATACCGAGAAACGCGCCCACGTCCCGTGTCATCTCCAGCGCTTTGAGTGCCTCGACCTTCTCCCCCATTCGCAGAGCAATCTCGGTCCCCTCTCTCCAGGGGTCCGATTCCAGGGTCTTGCTTCCATCGTAAGTTTCTACCACATAGGGAGGCTTCCTGGCCCGTGCGACCAGTTCCAGCATGACGGACATAATGAGGTTGTGCGACTCATAGAGCCTGCGGTTCGCCTTGAACACCGACTCACCATAGTGTGAGTCGTCATCATCGTGCTGCGCCGAGGTTATCGGCGGCGATGTTGGAACCGCAACGATCACAACCGGCACAGACCCAACACCACCATGTTTGGTGGAACTCTTGGCAATGCGATTGCCCTCGATAACGACGACGTTCACCTCGTCGTCGTACCAGTCATAGACTTTGAAGACGGTCTCATCGCTCTCCCCGCTGAAGAATCGTTCCGTCTTACCGTACTCGGCCTTGATATCCGCCTTGGTCTTGTCGGTACGGTAGCAAGCCCAGGCCAGGCCGTTCGTTCCCATGCCCCAGAAGGTATGCAACGGGTCCCAGGGCATGATATCCACGAAGGTCTTGCCCTCCTCATCCTTACGGAACAGCACACGCGCCCCGATCCACCCCCGCAGGGTACTGTAAAAGGCTGCCGTATCCTGAAGTGGCGGTTTCAGATTGTCCAACAGCCGTTCGTCAGCGGCTTCTAACGCTCCGATGAGGAATCGTTCGGCGACATCATCGACCTCTCGTTCGTGGCGTTGTTTATCATGAGATGGAGTGCGCCAGATCAGAGCTGCACTTGCCTGCCAGGAGATGACCTTATCGGCATATGTCATCGGCTCATTCGACGTGTAGATACGATATCCCTCGTTCGAGTCCTCCACGTCGTCGGGATCAGGTGGCAATCGTTGATCAAGCAGATAGAGGCCGTAGTCCGCCTCGAAGCGGTCACGCCGAGACTGCGTGGCGGCCTCGTGTTCCGTCACCATCTTGATTATCTGACTAGCGGTCGGCACTATCTTGCTCCAAGTATCCGCCCTTCTCTTCTTTTAGCATTCGCCCTCTCAGATATTTTAGCCGTAGCAGCCATCTACCACCTCTTCGTCTTGATCTTATCTGCATTTTGGGCTTTTGAATATCCCCAGTTATCTACGATTCCGTACACAAGTGCCTTGATCGCATGATTGTTCTTGTTCTCGGGCTCCTGCCCTACCATATTCCCTTCACGGTCAGTTTTCCAGCGATAGGGTCGATCCTGCCCCAAGAACTCCTCCAGAGGACTGGCAACAGCGCCGAACTCGCTGAGAAGACCTTTACAAACGGGTGAGACCACAATATTCGGCAAGCCGGTAAGTGGATGTGGCTTTAAGAAGGTCTTCAGGCGTTCCCTACCTTCAGCCTCCCGAATTCGCTGTGCCGACATGTACAAACCCGCCTTCGACAGCCATACCTCAGCAGGAGCCGCCATCGCCTGATGCTGATACCCCGCCACATCAATCACACCACTTTTGGCCGTTCCTTTCCACCAGGGACGCTGCCACGCGATCTCTATCATGTCTTCGGTAGTCATGCCGGTCTCATATATCTCATCGAACACACATACCTGCCCATTGATCTCCTGACTCACCACGACTGCATGGGCACCCGCATAACCTGGGTCTACCCAAAGAGAAATAGGCTTGTCCGGCACCCACTGGACATCTCGAACATGGATATCAGCCCGAAACTCTGGGAACACGAGGCCCTTCGGCGGTACCCGCTTCCCCGCGATCCGCTCCATGAAATAGGCGTCGGAACTTTCGGCCTCCAGCGCCAGTATCTCAGGATCGGTTCTTCCCCCTGGGTAGAGTGTCTTGTTGATCCAGGAGGGCAGTTCAAAGCTACGTCTATCCTTTTGACCCTGTCTCCACACCTCTGACACCGAAGGGAACCATCCAAGGCTACCTTCGAGGGTACCAGGCAGGATCATCCACGCCTTTCGAGGAGCGGTACGTCCCCGCAACCGTTCAAAGGTCGCCAGTTCGAGCTGGCCTGCCTCGCAGACAATAATACCATGAGGCGCAACCCTTCTAATCTTACGAGGATCTTTACCCGATTTGGTCTCCAGTCTCAGACACGGCCTCACGTCTCCTTTGAGGTTAATCTCGACATATCCAGGATCGACCCGCTTCGATGCACGAACTGCATCTACGCCGAAGATCGCTACGAAGTCATCTCGAATGAAGTCGAACTCCTCCTGGGTAGCGTCATAGTCTGCACCCACGAGCCAATAGATGAGGGTGTGGGACCCGTCCCAGTAGGTCTTCAGGTCTTCGGGCCAACGCGTCAGGAAGAACTTCGAGGCGGTGTAGCTCTTCCCGCCCTGCTCTCCTCCGGTAACGATGATGAAGCGTTCTCGGCACTTCCGAATCTCCTCCTGCTCCGGCCACAGCTTGCAGCCCACGATATCCATAAGCGCATCAGCCCGATCATCGCTATCGGAGTCCGTTAAATTC